TGTTGTGAACCCATCTGTCCAGAGTGGGCATGTCTCGCCACTGCTCGCTCTTGTCGTGTTGAGCACAAATTAAAATGTGTTCACCATCAGTGCGCCAAGGTTTTAATTTTAATTTTAATCTATGGGGTCTGTCAGAATCCATGTCACCCATGCCAAAATCAGCAGAACGATTGATGCCATTCAACGCCACTTTCCAAGTGACATTTCTCTGTATGCCACCCACTTCCAAAACCAATACATTCTTTCCACGACTCCTGTATGATTGATAAATTTTTTGATTGCCATGCATTCTACCATGCCACAACATGGACCATATCACAGGCACATCTATGTCTTCCATGTGGTCATAGGTCACTGTATGACCCAACTGTTGCAAGCCGTCGGCCACATAGTAGAAGATGTCTGTACTGTTGAGTGCTCCGTTGTTTTTGAATAGACCAAATTTCATATGGATAAATATGTGAGTATTTAATACCAAATCAACAGGAGTGAATGCATCATGATAGCAGGAAAAGTATGGGGCAAAACAGAATTATTAGAAGCTAACGGTGTATTAGAATTCCATCGCATCGAAGCCAAGGCCGGAGGCACGTGTTCCAAACACACGCACAAATACAAGTGGAACGGATTCTTTGTGGAGTCTGGCAAGATGATCATCCGAGTGTGGAAGAACAATTATGATCTCATAGACGAAACAGTATTGACAGCAGGTCAGTATACCAAAGTAGCTCCCGGTGAATATCATCAATTTGAGGCAGTGGAAGACACAGTAGCCTTTGAATTATATTGGGCCGAGTTTGATCATGACGATATTGAACGAGAAACTGTTGGATATACAAGGAGCAAATAAGGCATGTCAAAATGGTTATTGGGGGAGTGGAGTACACCGGAATATCAAGCAGCAAAAAAATTAAATTTTGATCTGCTCGATGCCGAATTAAAAAATCCTCCAATCTCAATATTAGATATTGGGTGCGGACTAGCATGGGAATCGAGAATGTTTAACAACAAATACGGAACAGAGTTATGGTTGTTAGACGGTGACACATCTTTGAATACAAATACATCAGAGCTAGTTAGCGAAGACGGTTACCATGTTAATCCTAATGAATTTTTATTTTATCATCCAATGTCCTGGCTTAAAGAACAACTCGATGCTAAAGAAACTAAAAATTATAATTTAATCGATGTTAATAATATTTCAATTCCAAAAGACAAAAAATTTGATGTAATTACTTCCTGGCTATCATGTGGATTTCATTATCCAGCAAGTACATATAAAGATTTAATATTGGAGCATTCGCATAAAAATACAAGAATATTTTTAGATATTAGACTACATTTAAAAACCAAAGAAATCTTTTACAACGATAATAGTATTGAAATATTAAAAATTTTAAACAAACATAAAAAACATATCAGTGCAGAAATAAGGATCGTATAAATGAAAATAAAAATTTTAACAACATTAAGTCAAGAATATTGGGATTACACAGGACAATACACTGTAAAGTTTTGGAAAAATTTTATTCCTGGTGATTGGGAATTATGGTTACACGATACTCCAGAGTTAGGTATAAAGTACACTAAATCAATTCCAGCTAAAGACAAATATTCATGGTTTGCCGAAGCTGAAAAAATTCCCAGTTCAATACCTAGAGATTTGCAACCACCTGGATATTACAGAGAATGGAAAAAATTTAGTCATAAATCGTTTGCTCAATGGGAAGCATACGAAACTGACCCCACTGGCATTTTAGTATGGCTGGATTCCGATGTGCTTATAAAAAAACAACTCGACCAGTCTGTAATAACTCGTGCATTGAATGGAAAATTTTGCGGATACTTTGGAATAGATAGGGTATCACCAAATAAAACAAAATACAATCGACTGAATGTAGAAACTGGAATAATAGTGTATAATCTAGATCATCCCGTTGCTAAAAAATTTTTTGAAATACAAAAAAATATTTATTTAACTAATGAAGCTTTTAAATTGTATGACTGGTCTGACACTGGAGTTTTTGAAGAATCAATGGTTCGTACCGGTAAAGAACATTTTCACGATATCACAGGGCATTTGCCTCCTACGAGCTTGCCAATATCTATTTCTTTTTTAGATGAATATATTACTCATTGGATAGGAGCAGCTGGCAAGGCAGAACGATCGGATCACGCTGGCCAGAAAGTAAGAAAAAAAATGATACAACAAAGGATTATAAAATAACAATGAAACTATTGTTAACTGGTCACAAAGGCTTTATAGGAAGCCATTACCATAATCTAATTAAAAAAAACAACGAAGTTTTCGTAGTTGATAAAATATTAGGTGAGGATCTTTGCGATAAATCAATAACAAAAAATCTACCCGATGTAGATGTGGTAATTCACATGGCAGCAACCAACGGAACTAAATTATTTTATGAAATTCCTACAGAAGTTTCTTTTAATAACACCATTCCAACATTTAATCTTATTGAACGTTACAACAAAACTAATACAAAATTTGTATTCACTAGCACATGTGAAATTTTCAATGGAGCCATAGACGACGGATTGTATCCTGTTCCCACAGACGAAAATGTTCCTGTGATGTTTAAAGATATAACTAATCCTCGATGGAGTTACAGCTTACCAAAAGCTCTTGGCGAAAACTTAGTAGCAAACAGTGGACTGTCTTGGCTGGTTATACGATATTTTAACATATACGGTCCTGGACAAAAAGACCATTTCATATCAGAGTTTGTAGAACGTGTAGCCAAAGGAGAATACTATCTCAAAGGCGATGATACTAGATCATTTTGTTATGTGCAAGATGCAGTTAATATCACTCATCACTTGGTTAAACATGCTAACAACGAAATAGTTAATGTTGGCAAACAAGAAGAAGTAAAAATAAGTGATGTTGCAAGAATTATAATGGACATTATGGGAGTTGATCCCAACAAACTTGAAATAATGTCAGGACCTGTTGGGAGTGCAAAAAGACGTTGTCCCGATACTTCTAAAATGTTAAGATTAACAAACTACGAGTATCTGTTTAATTTAAAAGACGGATTGAAACTTACAGTGGACTCATTATTATGAAAATTGGAATTATAGGAGTAGGAGCAGTTGGTTCTGCAAACAAACAGGGATTCGAACATCTAGGTCATGAAGTACTAGTGCATGATATAAAACTCGATACGACAATACGAGACGTGTTATCAACAGAAATTAATTTTCTATGTGTGCCAACACCCAGTGCGGCTGACGGACAGTGCGATACTAATATTTTAGAATCAGTTATACAAGAATTGGATGATAATAGTTACAAAGGAATCATTGCTATAAGAAGTACGGCTGTGCCCGGCTTCACACAGAGCATGATAGAGAAACATAAAAATCTAGCAATTTGTTTTGTTCCTGAATTTTTAAGAGAACGATGTGCAGCCGACGACTTTATAAACAATCATAAATTATTAGCCGTGGGAACTTTTGATATTTGGGTTTTTAGAAAAGTAGTTAAAGCACATGGCAATCTTCCAGAGAATACTGAACACTTAACACCAACAGAAGCAGAGATACTAAAATACTACAATAATGTTTATGCCAGTCTTAGAGTAACTTTTGCAAATATCATGTACGAAATATGCGAAAAATTAAATTGTGATTATACAACTATAAAGAATTCATATATTAAAACTGGTAAAGCTGTAGACATGTACTTGGATGTGTCTGATGGTCTACGAGGATATGGTGGAATGTGTTTACCTAAAGACACTAGAGCTTTAGCAAGGTTAATGGAAAAATTAGATTTAAATCTAAATTTAATATCGTCAATTGATCAGGATAATTCTAAATTTAAAAAAACAGTGTTCAATGGAATGAGAGAATAAATGGGAAAAATGTTCGCTTATCTAGGTGCTGCAACATCAGCCTGCCTAGCTTTAGATATAAAATCTGATACCGGCACATACCTAGAAACTGGTGTCCACAAAGGAAGAAGTATGATCTTTTTTGCAGACAACTTAATAACCAAGGTAAAAAAACTACATTTGATAGGCTATGATGTTTTCGATTTAGAAACTGACAATTTCCATCTTCAAGAGGATAATGGTATGCTCGGTGGAAATTTTAACGAATGTTTTAATAATTTAACTCAACTGTCAACTTCAAATCCAAATATTAGTTTTGATCTAGTGAGAGGTTACACCAAAGACACATTACAATCAACAAAAGTGGATTGGGCTTACATAGATGGTGGACACAGCTATGAAACAGTTAAGTGGGATCATGAACAATTAAAGGATTCTAGAATAATTATATTTGATGATTCGGACTTACCCGGAGTGAATAGATACCTTTGGGAAATAAAGGATCGATATAATATCTACAGTCTCTATGAAACTGATAGACCGCCCAAAATGGCCTATCATAGACAAGCAGTTATTATTAACGATATGGAAAATTTTAAATTTGATAATATTAAATTAGAAAAATTTCAAGGTCACGATCCTAGCAATTATGTGTCGTTGAGAAAAATTTAATATAAAGGAACAAGATGGAAAAGAATATTAATAAAGGTGCAGGAGTTAAGATTATTGAACCTGTAAATTTATATGGATGCACCTTACAAAACGATGTATTTGTAGGCCCATTTGTTGAAATACAAAACGATGTAACAATCGGTGAACGATCTAGGATTCAAAGTCATAGTTTTATATGTTCAAATACAGAAATAGGCGCTGATTGTTTTGTCGGTCACGGTGTTATGTTTACCAATGATAAATTTGTTGATAGTAAATTATCTAAAGATTTTTTACCAACGAAATTAGGTAATAAGGTCTATGTAGGGTCGAATTCATCTATTTTACCTGTGTCTATTTGTGACGATGTTGTTATTGGGGCAGGTTCTGTTGTTACTAAAGATATTACAGAACCTGGAACTTATGCAGGTAATCCTGCAAGGAAATTAAAATGATACTATTAGTTGGTTACGGTTATTGGGGTAAAAATTTAGCCAGGAATTTCAGCAAAGAATTAACAGCAGTGTGTGATTCAGATGTTAAAAAATTGGAAATTGCAAAATCTTTATATCCTGCAATTACAACATACACTTCTTTAGAAGCTGCGTTGGAAAACCCAAAAATTAAGGCAGTTGTGATTGCAACCAAAGCCAACACACATTACGATATTGCTTTACAGACTCTAGCAAAAGGAAAAGATCTTTGGATTGAAAAACCAGCCTGCGAAACGTTGGATCAAATCAACAATCTTATTAAAGACTCTGAAAAAACAAAAAATATTATTTTTGTTGATCATACATTTTGCTATAATCCTGCGGTAGAACAATTAAAAAGCATTGATATTGGCAAACCAATATATTACGATAGCACCAGAATTAGTCTAGGATTATTTCAAAGTGATGTTGATGCTCTGCTGGATCTTGCAATACATGATTTAAGTATTGTGAATTATCTTTATCCTGATCTAGAATTGAAAGATAGAACAATTATTAAAAACAATCACATTAATGATAAAGCAAATCAAGTGATCGTTAATCTAAAGTTTACCAACGGATTTACCACTACAATAAATTGTAATTGGGTCAGTCCAGTAAAAAAGAGACAAATTATTTTAACTGGCGACAAGAACAGTGTTGTCTACGATGATATTGATCTTGACAAAATTAAAATTTATTCTACAGGAGAAATAAATTCGGATTTTAATACTAATCAACTAGGTGATATGTTGGCTCCAAAAGTTGGAACCGCAGAAGCATTGTATACCGGAAGAACACATTTTCTAAAATGCATAGAATCTAGATCACAACCGTTAACTAGCATTTATACAGCCAAAAAAATTATGGAGTGGGTATTATGATTCCTTTTTACAGTTTTGAAGAAATACACAAGAGTGTATTAGATGAGTTAATTCAAAAATCAGAATCTGTTATCAGGAGTGGTAACTACGTGTTTGGTACTGAAAAATTTGAAGAAGAATTTGCCAATTATGTTGGTGCAAAGTATTGTGTGGCAGTGTCGAACGGAACATCTGCAATACATCTAGCACTGTTGTCGTTGGGGGTAGGACCAGGAGACGAAGTCATCACTGTGTCGCATACTTTTAGAGCTACTGCAGCAGCAATTAAATATTGTGGAGCGATTCCTGTGTATGTTGACATTGATCGAGAAACATTTACCATGGATCCCGATAGTCTGCGTAAAGCCATTACATCAAAAACAAAATGTATATTGCCAGTGCATATCTACGGCAATGCTGCTCCGATGGATTTAATAAATGATATTGCTGCTGAAAAGAATATTCCAGTCATTGAAGATTGCAGCCAAGCACACGGCACCACATTAAACAATAAACATGTTGGAACATTTGGCAATCTAGGAACTTTTAGTTTCTACCCAGGCAAAGGACTTGGAGCACTAGGTGATGCCGGGTGTGTAGTTACAGACGATAAAAATTTATACAAATTCATGTGTAAGGTAAGACAATGGGACGATAACGACGTTGGTTATAATTATAGAATGGCTAATATACAAGCTGAATTTTTAAGAATAAAATTAAAGAATTTTAATTCTGTTCTAGAAGAAAAAAGAAAAATTGCTAACGAATACAACAAACATTTTTCATATGTAAAAACTAAGAATTCAAACCATAGTTATCATATCTATCCTATCTTAGTTAATGATAGAGAAAAATTAATTGCAGATGTTAAATCTAAACTTGATCTAAAAATACATTATCCGGTTCCAGTACATAGACTAACAGCATATCGAGCACCTTATTCTTTACCAGTAACCGACTGGGTGTCTAGCAGACAAGTAAGTCTGCCCATCTATCCAGGTGTAGATTATAAATCCGTTATAGAGATAATTCATGACAATTCTAGCTGCCTTTTATAAAACCGACCTCGAACAGCGAAAGATAAACTTTAGAAGTTTGTATTTCGACTACGAGGCTGCTCTTTATTCTTTAGAAAAAACATTTAAAAAATTTAATCCAACCGGAAAATTTATTCTTACTACTGATAAGATTACAAACATAAAACTAGAATCCGGCGAGAGTTTTAGAACCGATTTAGATTCTTGTAACATTATGGAATCGCTGGTGTTGTCTAATTTAGACTTTATAAAACAATCAGAAGGAAAAATAATTCTTTGCGGTGCTGATCATCTAATAACTGGAAATCTTGATAATTTCTTTAAAGAAGATTTTGATATCGGTATATTATGGAACGGTGGCGAAGTGAATAACACTGTGGTGCTAGTCAATACAGAATTTGGAAATAAAGAAAAAATTGTATCTTTCTTTCAAGAAAGAACTGATGCGTTTTATGATCTGGGCCAGTCAGAAAAATCTTGGTTTGGGGACCAGATAAGCATTCAATCAGTGTTAGAAAAGAAATATCAATCTCCGCGGCTACTTCCAAAACAATCAATATTATACGAATCTCGAGGGTTGAAATTTAAATTTTTTAACTACTCAGAAGAATTTGTGTTTGGTGTGAAAAAAAGTTCAGCAGAATATAGCAAGACTGCAATATTTTTAGATTTCAAAGGCAACAAAAGAAAACAATGGTTTACTGCTATTGCTCAAGAAATATTAAAGAGTAATATATGAGCGAAAAAAAAATAAAAGAGTGGGCCTGGCCATACATAAAGCATTTTAGAACATACATAGATGTGGGTGCAAGCACCGGTGAAACTTCATTTCCTTACATTGGAAAGTTTGAAAAGATTTATTGCTTTGAACCTAACCCTAATAGTTTTAAAGAACTATTAAAATTTCCAGAGTTAACATGTCATAATTGTGCATTAGGCGACACTAATGAAAAAAAATTACTAGTTATGAATGATATCACTCTTAATCCTGAACACGGATCTCTCTCTAAATTAAGAAATAAAGATTGGACTAACGGAAAAAAGTTTGAAGTTGAAGTAAAGAGATTGGATGATTTTAAATTTGAAAATGTTGATTTTATTAAAATAGATACAGAACAGTATGAACTCCAAGTTATCGCTGGAGGGATTAAAACAATTAAAAAACATCAACCAACAATATTTTTTGAAAACAAAAGAAATGAAGCCGACCAGGTAATTTTGGTTCTTTTAGACTTAGGGTTCACAGTAAGAAAATGGAAGAGCGACACGGTTGCCTATAAGGAATAACAACTTACATGTCATAATATCAATGTCTTAAAAGATATTGCAATAAGTACACATATGAAGATATTTGTGGGGTATGATACCAGAGAAGACATCACATATCAAGTGTGTGAGCATTCAATCAAACAGCACCAACCCAACGCCGAAGTTCTACCACTCAAAATGAAAGAGTTGCGTGAGGCAGGACTGTACACACGCCCTATCGATCCACTCAGCACTACCGAATTTACTTTTAGTAGATTTCTCATTCCCTACATGACCAACTACAAAGGGTGGGCAGTGTTCTGTGACTGTGACTTTGTGTGGACTGCGGATGTGGCTGAATTATTTGCCCAAGCAGATGAACGTTATGCAGTGATGGTGGTCAAACATGATTATACACCACCACCAGGAGTCAAGATGGACAATCAAAAACAGATGCCCTATCCTAGAAAGAATTGGAGCTCCATGATACTGTGGAATTGTGCTCATCCTGCCAACAGAGCAGTCACCCCTGAGCTGGTTAATAAAGAAACAGGTCAGTATCTACACAGATTCAGTTGGTTAAAAGATGAGGAGATTGGCAGTGTGGATCACAGTTGGAATTGGTTGGTGGGTTGGTACAAAGAACCCAAAGACGGTGAGCCCAAAGTGTTGCATTACACAGAAGGTGGTCCTTGGTTCAAAGAATACCGAGATTGCGAATACAACGGTGTTTGGAAAAAATATCTAGCCAACATGCTTAAAATAAATTAAAATTTAAATCATGTCTCAAAAATATTCTGCAGTGACCACATTCAATCAATCAGGGTATGACACATACGGTCACAAAATGATTCAATCATTCATTAAGAATTGGCCCGTGGAAGTACAACTGCACGTGTACACAGAAGATTGTGTGGTGAAAGAATCAGCACCAAACATAATTGTGAAGGATCTGCATCAAAGTTCTCCAGCTTTGGTAAAATTTAAACACACATGGAAAGATGTGCCCAAAGCCAACGGCGATGTGAGCAAGGATCCTGTGCGCAGCAAGAGACGAGATGCTGGTAAAGGATTCAAATGGCATGCTGTGAGGTTTGCTCACAAAGTCTATGCAATATTTGACTGTGCTAGAGAAGCCGATGCAGATTTTTTAATATGGATGGATGCTGATATGTATTGTCACAGCGCCATCTCCATGCAAAATATTGCCACCATGATCACACCCAACATGGATCTTGGCTATCTAGGAAGAAAAGGCAAGTATCCAGAATGTGGGCTGTATGCTATGAATTTAAAGTCTGATATAATCAAAAACTTTTTGAAAGAATTCCAACGTGTGTATGATGAGGCCGAAAATGGAATATTCCTCATGGAAGAATGGCATGACAGCTATGTGTTTGAGCAGATCAAAAATAAATTTCCACAGATGAGACAGCTGGATTGGTCAGCACATCTGTATGATTTGAGACCGCGTGCTGGTGCAACATTGGGCGAAGGTCATCCTCTGATCAACAGTGCTTGGGGAGCCTATCTTGATCATCTCAAAGGCGGTAGAAAAACACTAGGTCGCAGCAAGCCTGAAGATCTCAAAGTTCCAAGAACAGAATCTTACTGGAAATGATCAATTTTATATCTGTAGAGGGCACAGATTACGGTGTCAGTGAATTTACTCAAGGCAGTGGTGGAAAATTTGTCACTCAAAAAGAAATGTATGCAAATACTATATTACCTATGTGTTGGGCAGGATTTTTTAAACCTCAATGGTTAGAAATTTGCAAAAAGCACAGTTTAAAATTTTATAATCTAGATAGTGGTTATTTTGGCAACAAGAAAAAGAAAACAATTTTTAGGTTAAGCGTTAATAATTTTCAAAATATCGATCCTATCATAGACAGACCGACAGATAGATGGAAACAACTGGGGCTTGATCAGTATTCTTTTGAGCAAGGATCTTCAATTGTCGTTGTACCCCCTGACAGAAAAATAGCTCATGCACTTAGTTTGGGGTCAGAAGATCAATGGATCAACAACACAGTTTTTAAAATAAAAAGTTTTACAGATCGTCCTATCAAAGTAAGAAAACGTCCAGAACCTCGAACTGATAGAATAGTTTCAAACAATTTTAAAAATTTTATCAAAGACGATACTTTTTGTGTGGTAGGATATTCGTCCAATGCATTAGTTGAAGCAGCCATGCATGACATACCAGTAATATCTCTAGGACATTCTGCTACAAAAAGTCTATACAAGTATCAATTAGAAGACATAGAAAATATTAAACCTGCAGATCAAAAATTAAAACAGGCTTGGCTAAATCATTTGGCTTATTCTCAATTTACTAGAGACGAGTTGTTGTCTGGAAAGGCTTGGAAATTACTTACCTCCGAACCTAGCAGCATACGGTCCGGGGCCTAAGTGTCTTCCAAACTGGGTGCGATCATGTGGAGAGTTATGACCAGATATAGGTGCCCAGCAAAATAACCTTTTACTTTTTAATCTTATGGTTTCATATCCTACCTGTTCCATCAGTGTGCAGCACACATCAATGTCTTGATTGACCTCAAAAACCACCCAAGGTCTCTGCTGTTTAATTAAATCCATTGCTCCTTGCAGAACTTCCAATTCCCAACCCTGCACATCTATCTTAATTAGATCCACATCCATAAGATTCTCGTGGTCCAATTTAACCACAGGCACAGTATAGTCAGCTCTTGCTCCCAGTCTGGACAATTTGCCATCTCCGCAATTTTTCCCTCCTTGACGGAAATCAGCTGTGCCTTCAAAATTAGCCACTGCCTTGGTTCTAATCTCCATGAGATCGCCCACATTGTGTCTAAGACATTCTATGTTTTGTCTGGAAGGTTCATAGCCTATAACTTTTTTGAATTGTTTAACAAATGGTAAACTCCATACTCCCACATTAGCACCCACATCCACAAATGTTCTACGATTGGGTAGATGTTCTAGAATGTGTGTGCGATACTTGCCTTCATAACTGGGTTCCAGCATGTTAGTGTCAGATTCCAAATGCCTAGACATTTTTTGATCGTCTTCTGGTACCATCCACTTGTTTTTTAATTGTCTCATTTATTTTTCCTATTCTTTTACTAGAACATGATCCCAACCACGGGGACATATTGCTTTAATTTTATAACCTAACTCTTCAGTTACATATTTTAAGGTTTCTCTTTCAAAAAATACTTCCAATACTATTATAGGCCAGTCTCGTGTAATAGTTTTTAAACCACCTTTAATATTAGCCATTTCATAACCGTCTGTATCTATTTTAATATAATCTATATTTTGTAGATTGAAATCATCTAAACAATAAAAAACTTTATCTGTCATATTTTTACTGGTGCCTCTTCCTAATCTTTCAGGATTAGGACTATCGCCTAACGGAATTCTAAAATGAGTTACTTTATTTAAATCTACATTAAAAGGAAAATATTTTCTAAATCTTGGGTCAAAGCAATACACATGTTGAAAATGATTGAACAAATATCGAGTGTATTCACCATCACGACAACCAATATCTATTGCATTTCGTACTCCTTGAATAAAGGGCAAACTAGTAAGCCAAGTTATCTTACAATGATGATCAGGAAACTCTTGGATTCCATCGGAACTATAGAAAAAATCACGTTTGTACCATTCAGGTTGATATAAATCTTTTTGGTACTCAGTGGGTATTACGGGGTAGTTCATTTATTTTCCTGTTTGTTAATAATTATTGCACATTGCATAATAACCTTTCCGTCATTATTTTTTTCAATCAATTCTGTTATTGGCATTCCTGAAGTTCTTAATTCTTCTATAAATTTAGCTACTCCTGGAAACTTTGCCGGATAGGTGTCATCAAATATTATAACTTTGCTGTCTTTGACTTGTTCATAATCCCATTTCACTGTGGAATATGAGTGGCCACCATCAATAAAAACCATATCAAATATCAGCGGTCCAAGTAATGTATTGTGCGTCCACCCCTTGATTAATTTGTAAGATTCTAATAATTCATTCTTAACATACTTATCGCATCGTTCTTTGATAGTGTCGTACGATGCAGATTCTTTTCCATTGTGTTCCATTTCCCCTGTAATAGGATTTTTTGGATATTCAAATGTGGGTCTTTCGGCCATCTCGAATGCATCATAACCAAAGTAATCAATTTTATATCCAAGTTCTTTTGTAAGTGGCGTTAGAGACTTTAATGTTAATCCCTCATGACACCCAATTTCACAGAATGTTTTTGGTTTATATTTTTCTATCAACGGTTTAAAAACCGCATTCCATTTGTAATCTTTCATATATACTTCCTTAAAAAATTCCAAGCCTCTCCAGATTTTAATTCTGCAAAATTCCAATGACACATGGCCAAGCGTTCAATCCAATGTTGCCTATCGGGCAATATAGGATTTTCTATGTGATTCAGATCAGTGTGAGCCATTGTATAACTTTGACTGTGTGCAGGTTCAGGATCTGTTAAGAATGCAGGAACTCCTTCTATAATACTGGCCACGCTGGGAGAACTGTTGTATACCACTGTGGCCCAGGCGTTGCGAAGATCTTCAATCAGATCGGCCTTGTTGCTTAATGAAACATTCTTGTATTTTAATTTTAAAGTATGCATGATTTTTTTATCACCTGGATGTGGTCTTACAATTATGGGTCTATTAGAAACCTGTTGAATTTTTTTTATTGTGGCATCCAACCAATCTATCACATTCAATCCAGTCATGCTCCATCCACCATTTCTTTGCAAACAGATAAGGATATGTGTTCCTTGTGTTCTGTATGGTTTCATGTTGATGTTTAAATTCAAACTGATTTTTTTCCACCTGTCAGGATCAACGTCTTTGTCAAAATAAAATCCTGTGGTAGGGAATACTCCATCAAAACTGTATCTCAAATAATGGTGTGGATTGGTGTTGTTCACATACAGAAACAGACTGCTGTCCACAATCAATGCACGTTTTTTGTTTTGATGTTGTAGATCGATAGCTGCCTGTCGCAATCTTAGATGAGGAGCATCCTTGCCATGAGAATGCACATATCCTTGAATCAATGCCACATCACATGCGACCGGATTAAACTGCTGATGTGCTACGGCAATATCTCCCACAGTACGCACACCTTGTAAAAAATTATCAAGAATCAATTGCTTTTCAATGTTTCTATTTTGAGGTGGTATGCCTTTGTAATATGCTGCCACAGTGAATCTGTTCATTTTTTTTGTCCCTGTAGTATATCCCAAGCATAACCGTTTTCTATTTCTTCTGAGGTAAACTGACCATATGCCAATGATGAACAATGTTTTTTAATCAACTGGTCACAGGGATAGTATGGAGTATTGATTTGTGTTAAATCCATCAGAGCCAATGGGCTAGCAGCACAAGGTACGGTCACAAATGCAGGCACTCCATACACTATGGATTCTATGGCTGCAATACTGTTAAACGCCACAGTGGCAAATATTCCTTCATCTAGAGCATCAAATATTGAATGGTTATGTCGTTCTGGCCTACTACCTTTTTCTCTAACAACAATCTCCATATCTGTGTGTTTCTTTATAGTTTCTATTGTGTTCATTAGCCAGGTAGGTTTATTTGGATCTCGATCTTGTTTCTTGCCTTCTTCGTAACCATAAAACACACACGCTTTTCTATTTGGCACAACTATTAAGAGTTTGTTGCCTTTTTTCTTCCAGCCATTCCATTGATATTTAGGATCAATTTTACAAATTTCTTTCCATCGATCAGACGGATATTCTTCTAGAATATTTTTTTGCACATCATTTTTTACTATCCTTATAAAATGTTTCTTGCCTTTGGGGTTGGATTCATTGCGAAAATTTCCAAAGTATCCAGAGTCTATGTAATAAAAATCACGCTGGATAGCTTTGCATTGATTCACATACTTTTTTGAGGTAACTCCAACCACAACCAAAGGTTTGGACGTGTCCATGCTGTCCAAGGTCACTGCATTTTTGGTGCTACGTACAAAGGGTTCTGCAAACAACGTGACTTTAGACATGATATTTCCTCACGATCTTGATGGCAGTGCCGTCAAATAATTCTTGCGCAGTGAATTGACTGTAACTCAAAGCACACAGCCAACGTGCTAGATGTGGTCTCTGTAAATTTTCTATGTCTGACAGCTGGTTACTGCTCACGGGATTGGTGATGTGTTTGTCCAAAGTGATCACTGGTATGCCACACCATATGGCTTCTGTGGCAGCATTGGAATTAATATTTACCACACAATAATAATCTTCATTGCGGAGTTCTTCCACAAGACTAGTGCGTACTTTTTTATTGGCTTTTTCTCTAAACACAATTTTTTTATCTGTGTGTTTCTTTAGTTCTCTCTCCACATCATATTTCCAAGTTTTAAGATTCACATGAAATATACCAGCAGCAAATGGTCCTGGTTCTATGATCAGTATTTTTTCTCCTGACTGTCTCCATGGTTGGGGAAAACTGGTGAAGTTAGACAATCTATCCACAGGCGCTTCAAACATCCGATCATGATGTATGTGATTGCGCACCAATCTGTGCCATTTTTTATTGGGTTCTAAGAAGTTGGTGTAGCCGCTGTCTATGAACCACATGGGATATTTTTTATCTATTTTTTCAGTCAACAACTGTTCATTGCCTGTGGTATTTCTAATTAAACAATCTTGTTGATAATCAGTGAAGTCCTGTCTGCGCATCAAGTCAGCATCTTTGGATATGGTCAGTCCTGTGCTCTTAACAAAATGCTGCATCTTACTTTTTTTGTACATGCTCAGCACACGCTCAGTGCCCAATGCCTCCAACACCTGATCCATGTTCTCATGTATGACTTGAAAATATTTTTCTTTATTTTGATCCATCAGTTGCCATATTTTTCCCACATAATCAGTCAACTCTTTGTGTAAAATTTTCTCCAATTTGCTGGGCCATTTGCCCCAACTCCATCTGGCATTGTTGGCTTCCAACACCTGTTCTGCTTCTCCCGAATTACGCATTTTTCTCAGCCAGCGTCTGTGTTGTCTAATATTTGTTTTGATCTGTCTAATGTGTGTCCAACTTTCGCTGTGCTCATATGGCACTTTATCTTTTGCCACTTGATAGTGATTGATGATACTGTTGAGAAAGTGTGCCAATTCTTTATTATTAATCAGTAGTTTCATGATAATGTTTCTGTGTGGTATTTAAATAGAAATTGTTGGATTAAAAGTGGATCTGGCGACTAGATGCTGGCGTCTTCCATACCAGCCACACGCAGTTTGACTATGTTGGTCATCTGCCATTGCTTTTGGTCTAGTCCTTTGCAAATTCCCAACCATTTGTTGCGCATCAGTGCAAAATCATTGATGATCTTTTCATAGTCCACCACATCTGCTTCACCATCCACATACTTCTCCACTTCTCTGCTGGTGAGTGCTCTGTTGTAGCTTTCAAAGTATTTTTTAAAATAAGAACTGCGTAGTCTACGCAATTCAATGTTGAGATATTCTAATACTGCTTCTAATTCTTGTAATTGATTGAATCTGTGTTCCACAATGCCAGGCATGTCTGCTGCTTGTTTTTCCACATTGCCTCTGATTTTGATTTCCAGTTTGGCTTCTTGCAATTGATTTTCGAAATATTCCAAAGCCTCAGGAATAGTACTGATGTCTTTGGATATCTTTTGATACCATCCAGACATTAGTTGTCCTCGTCTTCCTCAATGTCCAGATAGTACATGATGGCCTTGTCCAAGTCTTGGTCATTGCCCATGGATTCTTTAAAAACCTCATCATCAGCGCCATAGTCGGCGCACATTTCCACATACTTCTCAGCCACTATATCGATCTGTTTCTTATCGATATATTCTTTAAAAAATTGCCAAGTTTCTATTAATTGATCAGCTTCTCGCATTATTTTTTCTCTTCTTTCACTGCTGCTGCTTCTGTTTCTATTTCTGTAACAGATTTAGGTTTGATCTTGTGATATTCCGTCATAACCATATCCAATTTTTCACCTGTCCAACCTTTTCTATACTCCAAGTGTTCTGTACCTTTAAGATCCACATATTTAAGTCGGTTACCAGATGCTGTCAGTATGCCTTCTTTTTCAAACAGTTCCACCAATCCACTGTAGGGATCCATGCCTGTTTCATAAGGTATTTTAACTTGTACAGTTTCAAAAGGTTTGGCAAATCTTGTTTTCATTATCTTACAAGCAGCTCTAATACCTCTTACATCTGTTACTTTGTTGCCATCTTCGTCTTCTTTTAATTTTAATTTTTTCATTGCTACCACCACTGAACTGGCATACACAAATCCTTGACCACCTGATATTTTATCATCTGGATCAAACATATCTTG